GGTAACACCATCAACACCCAGAGTTGTCATCCCGTTAGAGATAGCAACAACAGAGGCCTCAACAGCTACACCAGAAACATCGGCACCATTTGTGAAGGTTGGCATAAGGTTAGAGCGAAGGTAATTAAAGCCCTCACCCATACCAATATAACCATTCTTATAAATCTTGGCGATTTCGTCTGATTTCTGGAACAAACCTTTACGTGCATTAGACGTAGCAGTATTTGTCTTAGGGTTAATCATTGCGAAAAGCTGGTCATCTTCAGGTGCCAAGTTTTCAAACAATTTCTCACCCGCTTCCAAGAACTGAGAAATAGAGCCAGATTGAACACCAGCAGTACCAACAAGGTTAGCAGTGTATGCGGCGGCCTTTTCAAGCGCCCACTGATCCATGTTAGCGGCCAAAGCGTTCATTGCAGGCGCTACAAACTCGTCATTCCAGAACTTGATAGGCTTATCGTAAGCTGTCTCGAGTGAGTTCATTTTGAATGATACGTTTGCAAGTTTATCCAAAGAAAGGGCTACTTTCTCCTGCTTCACGTCTTCAATGTTTGATGTGATGTCCAGCGTAGAGCCAACAGAGAAGCGTGTAGGCTTCTTGATGTAAACTGTATCGCCGGGCTGGGCTGATTTGTAGGAATCGCGAAAAGTGGCATCGTCTTCTTTAGAGATGGAACGAATGAACTTCGCTTTTTCTTTAAGGTGTGCCGCAACAAGCTTGGCTGTTACACCGGGCGCGTTCTTGGCGGTTAATACTTCATTTGACATTTATTTTCTCCAATAAAAAAGCCCCAGAAAGGGGCTGTTGTGTTTAAGAAACGGAGGCGAGTAATTCGTCTGCCGTCATGCTGTTGATGTCCTTTGAAGCCTTACCAGTGCCTTTTGCTCCCTTGAGTGGGGCGGGCGCTTGCGTTGTGGGCTTCGTAAGGTATTTCTGGCCTGCGTACTCCGCTCTTGCTACGGCCATAGCGGCTTGAGTCGGGCTCATGCTCGCAAGGCTTTCAAGCTCTCCGGTCTTTACGAGGTGATAAAGGGCAAGTGCGCCTTGATCTGCCTCTTGGATGGCTTGGGCTACAAATTCGGGTAGGTCTTCCAGTGCTTCTCCGCCGCTTTGAAAAGCCATAGCGGCATCGGGTATTTTCTGTGTAAGTTCATGGGCTTGCGTTACAACGGTTTGAACCTGTTGTTCTGCGTAGAGTTTCGCTCGAAACTGCTGCTCCAATTGCTCTTGGGATAGTGGCTGCTCACCTTGTGGCTGCCTGCCTTGTTGCGCTTCAAACTTGGCAACGGCTTTCATGTAATCAAGGACGGAATCAAAATCATCCTCCTTGGGTTCTTTCGGGGCTTTGAACTTCTCAAGCTCCGCTCGCATAGCTTCACGTTCTTCGCGCTCTTGCTGCTGCTGTCGTTTAAATTCCTTTAGCTGGAACTTTTGTTTACGAATGAGGTTATCGGCTGTCTTATAACGCTGCTCGGTTTCCTCAAGACGTGCTTTGTAGTCCACGTCACTTTCATCGGCCTGTTGTTCAGGCTCTTCGTTAGGGGTTTCGGTTTGCTCGACTTGTGGCTGCTCGCTAACTGCGGCTTCCACCATTTCGGCGATTTCTTCTGACATAGATTTCTCCATAAAAAAAGCCCCCCGAATGGAGGGCGTTAGGTAACTAGGTTTCCCTAGATCGAGGCGTTTGCCGCGATATTTGCGGGCTGTGACATTTCAAGCGCCCTGTTCTCTACATTCAAACGATCACGCTCGAACTGCAATTCCTGTTCTTTTAGGTAAAGCTCTCTCATTTTATTTTGGTTATCTAAGCGCGCCTTCTCTAATTCAACGTCCGATTTCTTACTTTCGAGCATCATTGCCTGGTCTTTGCTTTCAAGCTGTGCCGACATTTGCTGTAGCTGCATTTGAGACTGTTCGAGTTGCTGTTGAAGCATCATAAGACGTGGATCATCCCCACCCTCTTCCAAGAGCTTCGGATCTATAATCTTCTTCATGCGCTCTGCCATTGCTTGAGCCCCTTCAACATCCGAGTTCTCGAACATCAAATCACCAACGACATTCATCATTTCGGGGGAGCGAACGATTACGTTTTCATAGAACTGTGCGGAGGCTTGGCGCTTCGTGGCGTAAGATGTACCCGTAGTGACCCTTACGTCAAACTTACCTGTACGAAGATCGACTGTTTCTTCCTGCTCTTCACCCAAGGCACCATTAACGCCAATCTGCTGGGGTTTATCCTCACCATCAATAATGCGAATTACGCGTTCGCTGTCATATATCTCTGGGATTGCGTGAACAAGAATACGCCCGACATGGGTTAGGGATTTAATCAGGTTATCGCCAAAGTGATACGTTGCCGTGTCGGATTCCAGTTTGCGGCTGTCAATGGCCACGCCCGATACTTCATTGGTTCTATCCCCTACCCCTGCGCCGTAAATGCCCAAGGTAGAACGGATATGGTCAACAGATTGGACAAGAGCTTCAACATAACCCATAGGGGACGGAGGGGGAGCGATAGGAAGAGGTGGGCCGAGTGGCGTACCATCGGCATCTTTGGCATTATAACGAAGGACGGCTGTCTTATGGGCATTCAGGTAATCATCAGCGAAATCTTCAACCTGACCCGCTGCGGCCTGCCACTTTGCGCCTGTTTGTTTCATAAGGGAATCGGCTTGCAAGGACTGCCAAAGGTTATGCATTCTCTGCGCTTCTTTGGACTTGCGAATAAGGGAGTATATCTCGCGCTTACCGTCTACCCATGCTTCCTCACCATAGACAGGAACAATAGGAATGTATTTGCCGGGGAAGATTGTCTTTTCTAGTTCGTCCTGACCTGAGAGCATACAACGATGTACAACACGTTTCTTGACTGTGCGGGTTGGGAGGTCTCCCATATCTTCGGTGTAATCAGTGACCTCGCCATTGATCGAGGTAATAACGCGGTCTTGCTCTTCAATGTAGAAATACTCAGCGATAACGATTTCATCATCATCGCCCTTACATTCCTTACCTTCATCCGTGAAAGAGACAGGTGTGAACTTGGGGTAACGCTTTTTAAACTCGGCAACAGATAGCGTCTCTAAGACCCATCCTTCCATTGCATCCGATCCATCAGGCTCGATACAGTCATCAAGATAAACGGCCAAAGGATTTACAACGCGCTTAATGTATAAGGCCTGCTCTAATCCATCATCGTTCTCATAGTCATGGTCAACACGAATAAACCCAAGTGAACACTTGATAGCGTTATTAACAGCCATATCATAGGCATTGTCGGCGTTTGATTTATATTCGATATTCCGAATAAGACCCTTGTATATCTCGGCTGTCTCTTTGTCCGCGCCCGTGGCTGGTATGACATTAATCGAGGGGGTGTTCATACGTATATCATTTGAGACTTGATGCACGAACTGATTAAGCTGGTCTATTTGAATAACAGGGAGGTCGGCTTGTCGTCTGGCTTCTGCTACCCCCTCGTCCCATTGAGAGTGCTTCTCGTCAGATTGGAATTTTAGGTCGTCTTTGGCCTTGTCGTAAATATCATGCCAGTATTGTTTTTTGGTCTCGAAGCTCTTATGAGCTTTCTTTGCTATGTCTTCCAATGTCCTGCCGCTATTTGCATTGATACTGCCTTTGGTTTCTTGGTGGGGGTGATCTCTAGTGCTTGGGCGAGGTATCGAAACGCCGCCGCGCTGTCGTCTTCGTGGATTTCTTTCCACTTACCTGTTTTATCGTTACGCTCTGCCTTTTCATGCCTTAACGCTTGAAGCCCGTCCTGACACTTTGTCTCGTCAATGTAAGCTTCTTTGATTAACTGCTTGGCCTGCCTGCGTCCTGCGTCTGCCGAGAGGGCTGGCATTACACGGGACTTGGTAAGCCCGTATGTTCTAAGCTGGTCTTGAATTGAGCCCTTCATGCCTAGGCGGGTATGCCCTGCATCGTGGGGTAAGTTGTGAAAGCCGTTGTAACCCTTTTCCTTGATCCAATCAGCGTAGAAATCAAGGTCTTTAAAGTTATCGGATATGTGATCTATTATGCGGGTTTCGCGCCCTACTATCTGCGCCACCCATATAGCCGTTGCATCTGCCCGCCCCAAGTCCCAAGCCGTGATAATATCAACGCCTGCCTTTTTGGGGACGCATGTTATTCTTTCCTCGGCCTTAGCATCCTCTAAAAGCTTGGCGTAGTAATGGCCGTGGAATGATGTGTCGTACTCACCAAGCCAGATATGGGCGAAGTCTTCAGGGTTGTTCTTCTTATCAAGCTCGACTTCCCTTAGAACCTCTCCTGAGAGAAAAGGATTGTCTGTATAATTAACGTGAATAACAAGAACATCAGGCTCATTCCTGACCTGATTACAAAACTCGTCAATAGCATCTTCGGGAAACTTCGGGTTCCACGTGAAGATAAGCTGTGATCCTTCTGTCCTAATTGTTGGACGAAGAACCTTTAATGTATTCCGTGTGCAGTTCTGCGCCTCTTCAAACCATGCAATCTTAAACCCCTCTAAGGATTTAATGTTGTCGGCTGTTAGATCGTTCATGCCCTGAAAGTAAAAAAGGCCGGAATCTCTCCCGACCTGTTTACGAACTTCGCTCTGCACTGATTTGTATAGGGAGGAAATCCCCATTTCTTTAACTTTGTTATCAACCAAGGACTTTGACGACTTATCAATTGATTTCTGGATTTCTCTCAATCCGACAATCTTTAAGTCTTCTTCTTCGATAGAACGCTCTATCAGGTAATTAACCACCTCGTGTGATTTTCCCGAACTTCTACCGCCTTTAATGAATATGTATCT